GCGTATTTGTGCCAGATTGTCATAGATTATCTAACTCATCTTTCTCTTCGGTTTCAATTGGTGTTTTTTGTCTGCTCACGGGGTCAAAGCCTAAGAGAGAAGACATCTTGACGATAATTTTTTCCGCCTCACTTTTTGCAGATAAAGCGGGGTTTCGTGCTTCTGTACCTTGTGAGTTGGTAATAGAAAAGCCTCGTTCTGCAATGTTCTGCACTGCCTTGCGGTAAAGGCTGTAATTCACACAATAAAGTTCTAAGTTGGTGTAGTCTGCTGTTGTAATATCACCCCGTTCAGATAAGACGGCAATTTTAAGCCGCCATTGCTCACGGGCAATTTCATCTAAATATTCTGGTGCTTGCGGTTGGTTCATATTGTTCCTATATTTTCTGAAAAATTGTCGTGCGTAAAAAATTGATTGGGCGGGCGGTTCTTTAGGCTTGCTACTTTCTTTTAAAAACTCCCCCCACCTTGTGTGTGAGAGGGTATCTAGGAAATCCTGATACCCCACTAAAAAGCGGTTGTTTTCGCTTTCCATATGCAAAAGGTGTGGTCATCACGACCTCTCCTCAATTTTGAGGGCAGCTTTATTTCTTAGTGCCATAACTCAACTGTGGATATATCACCATAATTCAGGTGTTGCGATATCGAAACGCCTCAACTGTGTACATATGCTCATAATTCAGTTGTACACTTATGTACTCAACTCAACTGTGTACATATGTTCATACTTCAATTGTTTCGATATCAAAACGGTTCACTTCTTCGCCCCAAATCCTCGTTTATCAATTACCCTTGTCTTGTAGCTATGGCAATCTCTACAAAGTGCTTGATGGTTATCTACACGCCAGAATAGCGGATCGGCTTGTCCGTTCTCTACGGGTTTAATATGGTCAATCACGGTTGCAGGTGTGTATCTTCCAATCTCTAAACATCGCACACATAGCGGGTTATGCTTCAGATATTCCGCTCGATATTTCCGCCATCTGTGATCGTAACCTCTTTGGCTTGAGGGTAATCTATCATCTACTTTCTTTTGCTGATGTTCTTCACATCTGCCAAACTTCACACGGTTGCGGCAATTGGGGAAACTGCAGCGTCTTAAAGGTTGCGTAGGCATTTACTCACCTCAATAAAAACACGGTTCTCGATAAGGCTTCCATAGATAAGTCACTGACATCGGGACTTCATACTGTTGTACATCGGTAACGCTTTCACGGTTGGCGTATAGGTGTGCAATGAACATCAAGCAACCTATGCGAACGCCATCGGTAAAGATTACCGTGCTTTCTGTATTCGCTTCGCCAAATTGTTTACCGATATAGTTTTGAGCCGCTTCAATTGCTGCAAGGCTGTAAGCTTTCAAAAGCTCATCATCTAAATCATGATCAATGTTTAAGTGGTTTTTAATTTCTTCTAGCTTAATTATCGGCATACGCTTCACCCTCTTTACACATCAATTGCAGTTCCTTATGCTCTTCTCTGCTGTCGATTACTGAATAAATATCAAATATCCGTTTCCCATATTTCAACCGCATTTTATTAGTTATACCTTCACGGTAACGGATACGAACACGGATAATATTTTCACCCATTTGAAAGGGTCCACTAAAATATTCACGCCCTTGTATCGGTTCAATACTTGCCCGTACGGTTGCCACATTCCGCCAGATTTCTTGCCCTTTGTAATTGCCGTTCCGTTGCTCTCGTGAATAATCACGCTTTTGAATTGTGATCTGCTTATCAAACTTTGCGGCTTTAATCATTCGGCTCATTGGTCGTCACCTCTACCGTTTGCTTCCACGCCTGACTAAATTCATCGCCGCCCTCATAAGGCTGTAAACCTTCACGCTTACGGCATTCATTCGGGCTTAAAATCCCTGATTTAATCGCAATTTCATAGCCTTCAAAACGGTCATTCTGATTCGTTCGCAATAGCTCGCTAGTATCAAATTCAATAATGTAACGCTTACGGCTTTCACTATTGAGATCAATCATCAACGCATCTTTTAATTGCTGTTCAAAATTGACTAAATGCGGCTTTAATGTTTGCCCTAAGAATGATCGGCTTGCTTCTGTAAAATTGCTGTAACTACTGTGTGAATAATCTTGCAAGAAAATTGGGCTGATATTGAAAATTCGTGCAATATCCTCAATCGTGAATTTTCTACTCGCTAGCCATTCCGCATCGGCGTTACTCATTCCAAGCTGTTTGTATTCTATGCCACCCTCTAAGATTGGTGTTTTACCTGCATTTTTCGCACCCGCATAACGCTCCAAAGCCTCAAGGACTTTTTTCCCCTTGCTTGCATCAAACCATTCTGCACTTTGTAGAATGCCACCCACCTGTAAGCCGTTTTTCATCATCGCCGCCCCGTGTCTTTGTTGAGCAATGCCCAAACCGATAGATTCACGGCAAACTGTGATCGGACTACGCCCCATAAAGCCATCATAAGAGGCGTTGCGTAAATGTAAGACTTCATCCTGCAGATAGGTTTTTGTTACGCCATCAATATCGGTCATCTGATACACATACGTTTTTTTATTAGTTCGCAATACGTTCACGCAATGCGGCTGAAATGGTGTTAAGGTTTCCGCCTGCCCTTTATCATTCCACCCGATTAAAGCGTAAGCATTACCATTCAAAAGCAAGTGCCGCATCATTGTCTCTTTGAATTGGTAAGGCGTTTGATTTCGGTTCGGCATTTCATTGAGTAGATATTCAACGGCGTGTCTATTTACTCGTTTACGCCCATCTTGTGTAACCTCAAACAAATAACACGGCATACTTGCCACCGCTTGAGAAATTACCGTAACCACATTCAACACTGCGGGTAGTGCCTCCGCTGTGCTAGGGCTGACAAATTCGCCTGAATTGGTGTTAGTTGCCCCCATAGTGAAAAGTACATCATCGATCGAGTGCGAACGGGTTTCTTTTTTCTTAAATAGTCCAAACATCAAGCCACCTCTAACAACTCAAGCCATTTACTGCGTAAACTCTTTAATTTTGGTTTCTGTGCGGCCATTCGTGAACGTTTTGCCAGCTCTAAACTTGAATCGGGATAAGCGGGAATACTGGTTACTGTAATTTCAAATAACTCTGCCTTTTTCACTGTTCGCTGTGTTGGCGTGGTTTCTTCATTCCACTCGTCCACCGTTGCAATAAATCCAAAACTCATCCCACTAATATCGCCACGTTTCACACTTTCAAGCAAATCGCTTGCGGTCTGCGTATTCGGCAAGTCAAGGCTAAAGCGTAAGCCTTCATCATCTTCAACAAGCGATAAAGTACCGCTACTGGTTCGCCCTAACAGTTTAGCGTGATCGTGTTCAAACAATGCCCGTACATCATTATTTTTTAAGCTCTCAGTAAATGCACCTTTTTCAAAGGTTTCTACAAATTCGCCCCATAATAATTCGCTAGGTTTTTCCCATCGCACCACGTAGCCCGATAATTTACGGCTCTCACTTTCAGCGTTGATTTCTGAAGAACGGATCTCAAAATTCTGTTTCATTGTGTTTACCTAAAAAAACAAGCGGTAAAATCTGCAAAAAATTCTACCGCTTGCAATGGATTACGCTGTCATTTCAAGCACTTTGATAGCGTTAGAATCTACCACGCCACCACCTAGATATTTATCAGTATGCACTTTGTAAAAGCCTGCTTCCGTTAAATTATCGGGACGAGTTCGCACGCCGCTTTCGTGATCAACAATCGTGTAGCCTCGTTTGAAATCGCCCACCGCTAAAAACGGCTGACTTGCTTCCGCATTCGGCATTGTTTCCAAGTAGTAAACGGGTAAACCTAAAAGCGTTGAAGGGCTGCCCACCTGCAAGCCATCACGCCAGATATAATCGCCATTACCGTTTTTGAGTTTTTGCAACGTGCCAGCCGTTTGAGAGTTCATTACCCAAACCGCATTTTTACGGTATTTACTGTGTAACGAATAAAGCAAGTCGATCAACACATCGGCATTTAATTTCGTTTTGCCGATTTCCATTTTTTGCAACGTACCAAACGGGCGAGCCTTATCGTCTGCAGTAGTTCGAGGATATGCCAAAAAGCCTTTTGATTTTTTGTTACCATCGCCAGAAGTTAAATCAGTTTCTTCTGTTTCTGCAAAAGATTCTGAAATTTCTTCTGTTAACCAGCCTAGAATATCCACGCCGCCAAAATCTAAAATCTCTTGCGTTGTTTTCGGGTAAGCGTAGATCGCATTAAGTTGAATGCTCACCTCGTTCATTTTCGGGGTAGCGGTTTCGCCTCGTGCCGTGCCTTCCGTTGCGTGCCCAATTACTGCACCACCAGCAGAGACAAGTTTTTTATACTCTTTTGCCCCCACGGGTAAACGCACCACATTAGCAATCTGACGCATTACACTATCATCGGTTAGGCGTTTCATTACCTCTTTATCAAGTTGAGGAATTACCGAATAACCGCCATCTTTGCCACTATCGCCATCAGTAGATAATGCTCGCAATTCACCTGTTTTAATCCAGTGACGCAACTCTGCAGCGGTATATTGTTGCGGGTTAGAACGTTTAGCGGGTTCATTTTCCCCACCTTTTTCTGCTTCGATCACGCTTTCAACACGGCTGATTTCTTCGTCTAACTCTTTCGCCAGATCACGCAAACCATCAAATTTACTTGCCTGCTCTTCGTTCAAGTTGTCGCCTTCTTGCTGCTCTAAAATAGAACGCATTTCTGCCACTGCTTGAGCTTTTTTCTGTTTAAGTTGTTGTAATTTTTTAAACATTATTTTCACCTTCTTTTACTTGGTTAGTTAAATAAATAGAATTTATCCATTCAGAGTTATAAATAATTTTAAAACTCAGAACAGCACTTACCCATTCTTTATCTTCATCATAATCATAACTATAACTTTGTTCATATTTTTGTTCTATTGTTTGGAAGTCTTTAAATTTCATTGCCTCGTGAATTTCACTCGCAAATTCATCTAAACGAGGCTCACTTTCTCCAAATGGTACAACAATAAAAATCTGTAAATCAGCTTCCCATTGCTGCCCTCCTAAAACGTGCTGTTCTGCCTGTGCATCATCTAAATGAACACACACTAAAGGCAACTCATTTTTAATATCTAAAATGTTAGGAATGCCATTATAGAAGTTTTTAATATTTGGCATTTTTTCCGCTAAATAATCTAAAACTTCTTTCCTTATTGCATTATGAAATCTCATTTTATCGTCTCCAAATAATCGTTATTTTAATAAATACAATAGTGAATATAAATACAGTTGGTGAAAATAAAAAAGATAAAGTGTTAAAAATAAAAAAAAGGACGTTTAGAAAAACGCCCTTAAAATAATTTTACAAATTGCCTTTATATAATCTTTGAATAAAATCGCCCTCTATGCAACTCGTTACATAATCCGCCCACTTTTGCATTACTGGACGGCGCAAGTCTAAAAAGGTTGAACGGTTATAAGCATTTCTGACTGGATTCCCAACTGTGTGAGCTAAACACGCCTCTATCACATCACCGCTTTCGCCTTCATCATTTAAGTAAGTACTTGCAATACTGCGCAAACCGTGAGCGGTCAATTTATCTTTGTAACCTATCTCATAAATTACCCGTAAAGTGGTTGCCTTCGTAAGCGGTTGTGCATCTTCTCTTTTATATCGCACGCTAGGGAATACAAAAGCCGTTCTCCCTGAAAATCTATGCACCTCTTGCAACAATCGCACCGCTTGATCGGATAACGGGACGATATGCCCACGCCCTTTACTGCGTTTACCTTTCATTTTCTCGGCTGGTATCGCCCACTCTCTTTTTTCAAGGTTGATTTCTTCCCATTCTGCAGCAATTGCTTCACCTGGTCGCACCATCGTGAGTAATTGCCACATAAAGGCAAATTTTGCCATTATTAAAGATTGCCCCTCAAAAAGGGCTATCATTAAATCGGGTAACTCTTTCGGCGGTATTGTCAAACGGTGTTCTGTATCAGCATAATGTAACGGTACTTTTCCTAAATCACTTAAAGGATTATATTTCATTACTCCAATAATGGTCGCGAATGCAGCCACTTGCTGCATAAAGTTCATTACCCTTACAATATGCTTGCTTTGCTGTTCCGCTTCCATTACCTGCAATTTTTCCAATACCAACGGAATTGTAATATCTTCAATCGGCATATTTTCAAAATGCTGTTTAACTCTTGCAACGTACATTGATTCATAGCTACGCATTGTTACCACTTTTACTTTATGCTTTTTGACTTCCTTCCACTTCTGGTAGATATTGCCAAAGGTATTATCTTCTTTTGCCACCAACTCTGCAGCTTTTGCCTTACGCTTTTCTTGCGGATCGATATCTAGAGCTAAATCGGTTTTAAATTCCTCTCGCAAACGCCGCGCATCTGTTAAAGATAAATAAGGGTACTCACCGATCTTGAATGTAGTTTCTTTCTTTGTGAACGGTTTTTTATAAGAAAAATGCCACGTTTTCGTGTGCTTACCCACAATAAGCAGCAATCCCCCGCCATCGTATAGCTTTACCATTGAACCGTTAAACTTAGTAGCTTCAATTTTCCCCGCTGTTAAAGGCTTAACCACCCGCATTTTTTGCACTCCTCATTATTCCGTTTCTAATCCCTTAAAATCTGCCAAATAAAACAAATTTTAAATAAATTAGCGTGTTTATATTTTTACGTTTTCTTAAACATTCCCTTTTATATCAATTAGTTATCTTATTACTTGATAATGCTAATTACATCTATTTGCTTCTGCCAGTGTTTTATATTCAAATACGCCAACTCCATTAAAGGCGGTTCAATGGCATGGGTGAGTTCGTTACGCTTGGTGATAAACGGCACAACAGGCACAAAATCAAGCGGTCGATTTTGTTCCGTCAGTTGCAATTCCGATTCAAAACGAAATTCACCTTCCGCTTCGCTAAATTTCCGCACTTTGCCGATTTCATACACATAAACGTGCTTCACGGTTTTCACGCCAAATTCGCCATCCTCAACCTGTTCATTGACAACATAGCGAAATTGAGTAATCGCTTGTTTACCATTGACTCGTGCGGTTTTCATGCCCAGTACTTGATGCGGTTTAATATGCACCCAATAAGGACGGGCATTTAAGGCTTTCTCTTCCGCACGGCTTTTCACCGCTTCAACACGCGTGAAATCAATCAAAGCAAAAGAGCAACCATACGCCAAGGCGGAATAAAACCAGCGGGAAGCAAACACATCAAGGTTATTGCCGACTAAATCCACATCATCAAAAAGGGCTTGCACTGTTTCTGTCACATCGGCGACATCAATCGGGTTGAAGAATACACGCCCTGTCATTTGCGAAAGGGTTTCCGACAAGGCAGGATAAAGGGTCGAACGCTCAAGGCGTTTACGGTAACTATCGGGCTCTTCCATTTCCATTTGGAAAAGGTAGGTTTGTGCGGCTTTTCGCATTGTTGCCGTGCCACCGAGTAAATCATCAATGATTTTAGTTTTCTTGGTTAATTCCACCATTTCAG